GATGGATTGAATAGATTTAAATCTGGATTTTTTGTAGACAACTTTAGTTCCTTTAGAACACAAGAGGAAGATACCGATATTAAAAATAGCATTGATGTTCAAAATAAAGAATTAAGACCAAGACATTACACTAATTCAGTTAATTTAATATTTGGACCCGTTACTAATGTTGATCCAACACAGGATCTTAGATTTAATATAGTTGAAGGGGTTAATATCAGGAGAGCAGATGATGTAGTAACTCTGGACTATGCAGAGGTTAAATATCTAGAGCAACCATTTGGAACTCGTTCTGAAAGTGTAACTCCTTTTTTACTTAATTTTTGGCTGGGAAGAATAGCATTAACACCCTCTTCTGACACTTGGGTTGATACTACTCGCCTCGAATCAAAAATTATTGAAGTTGAGGGTAACTATGCACTTACACTCCTCAGATTAGGAAAAACTCAAAATGTAGATCCTCAAACTGGATTTGCTCCGATTGTTTGGAATTCCTGGCAGGATAACTGGACTGGTAGAAACAGTGTAGAGTCAGTAAAGTTCTTCACAGTCGATACTGGTGCCACGATTCAAACTGTTCAAGAGACTTCAAGACAAACCACAGAAACAGGAGTCGCAATAAGGACTGGATCAAGAACTATTGTTAGTGAAAAATCTGATAGAACGTCTCTTGGAGATAGAGTTATAAGTAGAGATATAATACCATTTATGAGATCTAGAAATATTCAATTTGTCACTAAACAAGTTAAACCACTTACAAGACTTTATGCATTTTTTGATGGTAAAGACGTAACTAAGTATTGTGTTCCAAAACTCTTAGAAATCAGTATGGTTTCTGGGGTATTTCAAGTTGGTGAAAAAGTCATTGGTAAACTTTTAACTACTGGTTTAAATCCAGATTTAAGTAATACTTCACCTCAAATAACTTTCAGAGTAGCACAATCAAATCACAAAGAGGGTCCATACAATCTACCAACAGTGACATTTGTGAATAATCCATATACAAATCAACCACTATCTGGAACTTACTCATCAACATCAAATATCCTTAATCTGGATACCTTCTCTATAGCAAGTCAATCTCAAGGAGAGTTTAGTGGGTATGTAGAGTCTGGTATGACTTTAATCGGGGGGACAAGTGGAGCAAGAGCGACAATCACTAATGTTAGGTTAATCTCTGATTTATCCGCTACATTAATTGGTAGTTTCTTTATCCCAAATCCAAATGGATTGAATCACCCTAGATTTGAAACTGGAACTAAAATATTTACTATCATTAGTGATGAAAACAATAATAAAAATTTTGCAACCACATCCGCGCAAGAGGCATTTTCAGCATCAGGAACTCAAGAAACAGTTCAGGAAAATATTGTTTCCGTTCGTAATACTAGAGTTGAAGTTACAGAAACTTCTGAAAGTAGAACTATTTCTAGAGATTTAGGGACACAAATTGTGGGGAGCACGGTTCTTTCCGAGATCGCCATCCCTGGACCTGCTATTGATCCTGGTGGTGGTGGCGGATTTTTCGGCGGTGGTGGTGATGCTTCACCAGCACCCACAATACCAACACCCACAACACCAACACCACTGAAAGATTTCTTTATAAACCTTGGTAAAGGTAGAATTGGAGACTATGCAGCTAGAAATCTAAAAGCATTAGCTAGAACTGCTGGACTGCCACAAAATGTAATTGATAAAATTGAACCAGGTATGGATCGGGCCCAATTTAATAGAATTGCTGCACGAACAGAACCTGCTGCAGCTGCACTGGGAATAAATGTAGTTACAACTCCTCAACGAGAGAATAGTGCAGCGGCAAGGATTCAAAGTGCTGCGATAAGTGCGTCGATTGGCGGCGCTCCTCGTGCAGGCGGCGGCGGAGGCGGCGGTGGCGGCAGTGGTGGTCGTGGCGGCGGCAGTGGTGGAAGGGGCTGTGGGAGAAAGGATCCGTTAGCACAATCATTTTTTGTTGAGGATGCTAGTGGCGTATTTGTTACAAAATGTGATATTTTCTTTGAAACAAAAGATGATATGGATATCCCTTTAGATTTCCAAATGAGAACAATGGAAAACGGATACCCAACACAAAAGATTTTACCGTTCTCAGAAATTGTTCTTGATCCTGATCAAATACAGGTATCTACTGATGGATCAATTGCAACTACAATTACGTTTGATGCTCCAGTTTATTTGGAAGGTGGAAAAGAGTATGCCATGTGTATGTTATCTAACTCTACAAAATATCGTGTTTTTATATCCAGAGTCACTGAAAATGATTTAATAACTCAAACGTTTGTTTCTACTCAACCATTCTTAGGATCACTATTTAAATCACAAAATGCCTCCACTTGGGAACCAAGTCAATGGGAGGATCTTAAATTTACTTTGTATAGAGCGGACTTTCTAACGTCAGGATCTGTTGAATTTTATAGTCCAGAACTAACAGAGGGTAATGGACAAGTAGCGACGTTACAACCAGATTCTTTGATCTTGACTTCTAGAAAAGTTAGAGTTGGACTTGGAACAACTATATCTGATTCTGGTTATGTCTTAGGAAATACATTCTCTCAACTTGGAACAAACGCAACAGGTGATTTAGTTGGAGTTGCTGGATCTGCCACTGGAACTTTAACAGTCTCTAATGCAGGCATTGGTTATACTCCTTCTAGTGGAGGACAAACCTTCAGTGGAGTTAATTTAGTCACATTCACTGGAAGTGGCAGGGGTGCTACTGCAAATATTACTATTTCTAATGGGGTTGCTGTGGCAGCGACTATTAGCGGCGGTGGATCTGGATATCAACTCGGTGATGTTCTTGGGATCACAACTATTGGTGCTGCATCTGTTGGAAGAAATGCTAGATTCACCATAGCTGGAATCGGTCTAACAAGCGAACTTATCTTAGATAATGTTCAGGGTAATTTTGTTACCGGTGCTGGATTTACAATGAGATATACAAACAGTTCTGGAATAACAACGATATTAAACTCTAATCAAGGAGGAAATGTGACTCCTACCGCAATTGTTGTGATAAATGATGGATTGCATATCAAAATTAACCATCAAAATCACGGAATGTATTTTAGTGATAATAGAGTTAAAATTCGAGGGGCACTTTCCGATGTTAAACCTACAAAACTAACAGCAGCATATGATGCTTCCTCAACAGGTTCAATTGCGGTAACTGATTCTACTGCATTTTCCACTTTCGAAAATGTTGGTGTTGGAACAACAAATATTGGATATCTATTGATTGGAAATGAAATTATTGAATATACATCGGTTAGTGGAAATAATATTGCGGGAAATATTGCAAGAGGTTTGAATCCACTTTCTTACCCCGTAGGAACACCTGTTTATAAGTATGAACTTGGTGGAGTAAACTTACAACGTATTAATAAAACACATAATCTAAATGATGTAACCATAAGCAATCCCATTACATTTGACTCATATCATATTAAACTAGATATGACTGCCCTTGATGTCGATAATGATGATAGAAGTAATGATGTTGGATATCCAGAACTATATCTCAATGGAACAAAATCTGCAGGCGGATATAACATAAAAGCAACTCAAAACATGCCTTTCGAAATTATTACTCCAGTGGTTCATAATGTTACTGTTCGTGGCACAAATTTAACAGGAGAAGTGAGAACAATTACAAGTAAAAGTATAAGTGGAAATGAAATTCCATATGTTGACAATGGATTTGAGGTCATTGCTCTCAATGAACCCAATTACCTTGATAGCCCAAGAATGATTGCATCAAAAGTTAATGAGGATGCAAGACTTACTAATATTACCCCTGGAGCGAAATCTCTTAATATGCAATTACTAATGACTACAACGGATAGTAGAGTTTCTCCTGTTATTGATGCGGAAAGAGTGAGTGTTATTCTCACATCAAATAGAGTAAATCAAGTCATCACAAACTATGCAACAGATGGTAGAGTAAATAAAATTGATACGGATCCAACTGCATGTCAGTATGTTTCAAAAGAAATCACGTTGGAAAATTCTGCCTCCTCCATCAAAATTTTAGTGGCCGCGCATATTAATTTGACTTCTGATCTAAGAGCATTCTATGCAATTGGAAATGCTCCAGGATTTAATCCAATTTTTATTCCATTCCCTGGATATTCTAATTTAAACACTAGAGGTCAAGTAATTGCACAAGAAAATAATAATGGTGAATCTGATGTGTTTGTTCCAAAGACAAATACGTATGGGTTCTCTAGCGATGAAATTCAGTTCAAGGAATATGTATTTACAGCAGATCAACTTCCAGAATTTAGGTCTTATAGAATTAAATTATTGCTGACTTCAACAAGTCAAGTTTATGTTCCAAGAATAAAAGATTTAAGAGTTATTTCTCTTGCTTAATATGGAAAATCATAATGTCGAGGGTCATGCCGATTTGGCAAGAGACCCTCATACAAACTCAATCATTAATGTCAATAGATTAGATTATGAGCAATATGTTTCTAGGAGGGCAATAAAAGAGGAAAAGAATCGACATATACAAACTATCGAGGATGAAGTCGCTAATATGAAAGATGATATCAATGAAATTAAATTTTTACTCAAGGAGTTACTCCATGGATCCAGATAAAATAGAGTTAGAAAATTTGAATAAAAGTTTTGAATATTTTAAATATGCTTTGGAAATAGACAATATTGATGATGTTGAGACTTTAAAAAATGTTGCAAAATCATACTATAAACTATATCTTAAGCAACAAGAAGTTTTATTCAACCTGACCCCAGATTATGATTAGTTTAATCACTATATCATAAATATTTTTAAGAGTAAAGGTATAAATGGCACAACCAGCAAGTAGAACAGAATTAATCAGTTATTGTAAAAGGCAACTGGGAGCCCCTGTGCTGGAAATAAATGTTGCCGATGAACAAGTGGAGGATCTTGTTGATGACGCCCTTCAATATTTTTATGAGAGGCATTTTGATGGTGTAGGGCAAGTTTTTTTAAAATATCAAATAACTCAAGCAGACATCGATAGAGGGAGAGCTCCTGGAAACAATTCAACTGTTGGTATTGCGACAACAACAGCGACAGCAACTATTGCAGGAACTGCCACGACATTTTCATATAAAGAAAACAGTAACTTCCTGCAGGTCCCTCCTTCAGTTATTGGAGTTACTAAAATTTATCATTTTGATGGAACAAATACCACAACAAATAATATGTTTAGTGTCAAATATCAATTATTTTTAAATGATATTTACTATTTTGGATCAACTGAAATTTTAACATATGCAATGACAAAAAGTTATTTGGAGGACATTGATTTTCTTTTGACCACTCAAAAACAAATTAGATTCAATCAGAGACAAAATAGACTATACTTGGATATTGATTGGGGTAGCGTAAAAGTTAATGATTATATAATTATTGATTGTTACCGCACATTAGATCCAAACGATTATAGTAGAGTTTGGAATGATCCTTTTTTAAAAAGATATTTAACTGCTTTGATTAAACGTCAATGGGGTCAAAATTTGATTAAGTTTCAGGGAGTAAAATTACCTGGTGGAATTGAGTTAAATGGAAGACAGATTTATGATGATGCACAGAGAGAACTTGAGGCAATCGCAGAAAAAATGTCATCTACTTATGAACTTCCTCCGCTTGATTTCATAGGATAATCAAATGTTAAATCCTTTTTTTCAACAGGGTTCACTCACAGAACAGGGTTTAATACAAGATTTAATTAATGAACAACTTAGAATATATGGGGTAGAAGTTCATTATCTACCAAGAAAATATCTTACAGAAAAAACAATTATAAAAGAGGTTATACAGTCATCTTTTGTGGATGCGTATCCCATAGAGGCGTATGTTGAAAACTTTGATGGATATGCTGATAATACAACAATTTTATCTAAGTTTGGAATTCAACAAACACAAGAACTAACACTTACTATCTCTAGAGAAAGATTTAAGAATTATATTTCTCCTTTAATTAAAAATAAATCAAATATTAAGTTATCTACCAGACCAAAGGAAGGTGATTTAATTTATTTTCCTTTAGGAGATAGATTGTTTGAAATTAAATTTGTTGAACACGAAAAACCATTCTACCAACTTCAAAAAAACTATGTTTATACGCTTAAGTGTGAGTTGTTTA